TCAATGGAAGGAGTCATGCACATACGATGCTGCATTATATCTTCGATTGTCGAGAGACGATGAAGATATTGATGGAAGTGCCAAGACGGAAAGTAACAGCATCAGTAGTCAGCGGGAATTACTTCGGAACTTTGTAAAGAGTCAAACGGATATCCAAATATTTGATATCTATGTGGATGATGGTTACTCTGGAAGTAATTTTGACCGACCTGAATTTAAACGAATGACAACTGATATTGAATCTGGGAAAGTGAATTGCGTAATTGTAAAAGACTTATCCAGATTCGGAAGAGAGTATATAGAAGCCGGGCGATTTATTCAAAAAATCTACCCGGCTTTAAATGTGCGCTTTATTGCGGTTACAGATCATTTTGACAGCAAGACGGCAGATACTTCTGAAAAATCTCTCGTGGTTCCTATTAAGAATTTTGTGAATGATAGTTATTGCCGGGATATTTCTACCAAGGTAAGAAGCTATCAGCAGATGAAACGGGAAAATGGAGAATTTATCGGAGCATTTGCTCCTTATGGTTACCAGAAAGATATACAGAATAAAAACTGCCTTGTAGTTGATGAATATGCGGCAAATGTGATCCGAAAAATCTATGTGTGGAAAATTGAAGGATTAAGTCTGGGGGCAATCGCTGAAAAGCTGAATACACGTCATATATTACCGCCGAAAGAGTATAAAAAGTCATTGGGAGAAAACTATAATTCCGGATTTCAGAGCACAGAATTTCCAAAATGGTCTGCTGTGCAGATTAAGCGTATTCTCACGAATGAGGTTTATATTGGAAATATGGTACAGGGAAAACAGGAACGTATCAGCTACAAAGTAAAAAAACGTCTGGATAAGCCGAAAAATGAATGGGTAAGGGTGGAGAATACACATCCGGCAGTTATTCGCCAGAGTGATTTTGATATTGTGCAGAAACTTCTTCAAAATCATTGAAAAGAGCCAATTTATTTTCCGGTTTTCTTTTTTGCGGAGATTGTAAGACACCCATGATTCGAAGAGTGAATCAGTATAAAGGAAAGAAAAAAGCTTTTTATATTTGTCAGACAAAAAATAAAGGTGGAAATTGTACCAGACACAGCATTCTGGAAGAAACGTTGAAAACCATTGTATTGAAAGAGATTCAGACGTATTCTTCTCTTTTTATGGATTATCAAATGATAATGGAAGAAATGAAAGAGATGGAAATTAGATATGATCAGGTCATTCACTATGATACGCAGATCAGTCGCCTGCAGGAAGAATACAATAAGTGCTACGCACTAAGGGTGTCGTTATATGATGACTTGAAAGCCGGAATTATAAACAAAGAAGAATTTCAGGAATTCCGTGACATTTATGGTAAGAAATGTGAAGGACTGGAAATGATGATTGAAAATCAGAAGCAGATGGTAAAACAGATGTTTGAAGATGGGGTTGCTGCTACCATTCAGCTGGAGGAGTGGAAAAAATCGTTAGAGCTGAAAGAATTAGACCGGATGCTTCTGGCACTGGCGGTAGATAAAATCTATATATATGAAAACAAACGGATTATGATTGTACTTCGTTATCAGGATATGATAGAGAAGATGAAAGTGATTAAGAACTTTTTTGAAGAACAGCAGACCGATAAAGGGAAAGAGGTTGGATAAATGGCAAGAACAGCAAAACGATATCTGAATGGACGAAAGTTGGAATACCCACGGTTGTCAGTCTATAAAACAGCTATTTATGCCAGATTATCCGTGGATCATGATGATAAAAAATCAGAATCGATTGAAACACAGGTGGAAATGTTGAAAGAATTTATTCGGCATCAGAATGAAAATGCCGACAGAAATTCAGAACTTGTGCTGTATGATGTTTATACAGATCTTGGAAAAACGGGGACAAATTTCGAAAGACCTGGTTTTGAAAGGTTGATGAGTGATATTCGTGCAGGACAAATTAACTGTATTATTGTCAAAGATTTTTCCAGATTTGGAAGAAACTATATTGAAACTGGAGATTATCTGGAGAAGATTTTTCCATTTTTGAAAGTACGGTTTATTTCTGTGTGTGACCATTACGATTCTTTTGCAAAAGATGCTGACAGTCAGGAATTATCTATGAATATCAAAAACCTTGTTAATGATGCATATGCAAAAGATATTTCTGCAAAATGCTGTGCTTCCAAACGGGCTTGCCAAAAGAATGGGAGTTATGTAGGAGGTATGGCTCCTTATGGATATCATTCTGTAAATGAAAACGGAATCCGAAAACTTGTCATTGATCCGGAAACTGCAGAAATTGTGCGAAGAATATTTGAACAATATACAGACGGTATGCCTATCAATCGGATTATTGACGGGCTTTTTGAGAATGGTGTTCATCGGATATCCGATTATAACCGATATCATCATGTGTACTGCCAGGATGGAGAAGTGCTTCATCAATGGGGAAATTCTTCTATCCGGGCGGTGCTTACCAGAAATAATTATTATGGAGATCTGGTACAGCATAAGTATAAATCCCGGTTTTCTAGAGGAGAGAAATGGTGTGATCTTGTGGATGAAAGGGAGTGGATTATCTCTCCCGAAGCGCATGAGCCGATTATCAGCAGAGATATGTTTGATAAGGCACAAATCCGGCTAAAGGCTGCGAAAGAAGCAAGAAGCTATGTCGGATGGGATAAAAAAGACAGGGCATTCTATAATGTGTTTTACTGTGGTGATTGTGGGAGAAAAATGACGACGTGTAGAGCCAGAGAGCATGTGGAGTATTTTTGTCAGGCAAGCCGTTATAAGGATGAAAGAAGGTGCCAGACAAAGAATATTTCCGAAGATAAGCTGCAAAAAATTGTCCGTTCCGAGCTTTCAAGACAGTTGCAGTTTTTGAAAATAAAGAAAAAGGATATGACCGCAATCAGCAGATCAGTCCTGGAAGACCAGCTTGCTATTATTCGCAAAGAACTGGATAAAATGGAAACAGATTATCAGAAGATATCAGATCAATCGTTTCAGAGTTTTCTGATGTATAAGGAAGGAAAGGTTTCTTTACGAGCATACCTTGATGCCAAAAAAGAATGCAGCGAATGGGAAACATTTTTCCAAGGACGAAGAAAGACGTTGGAACAGAAAATACATATGCTGCAGAAACAGCAGAAAGAAGAGGCAAAATTCCTTAGAAGTCTGTTGGAACTGGAAGGAACTTCCCGACTGAACGCTGAACTGGTTGAAGCATTGATAGAGCGCATCTCGCTGTACGGAGATGGACATTTGGAAATCGTTTTTAAATTTCAGGGGGTGATGGCAGATGACAGATAACAGATTGCTCATCGGGTATTACCGTCTTTCTATGGAAGACGATACAGACAATGAAAGTAACAGTATCACAAATCAGAGGTTGTTAATCAAAGATTACATTTCAGCGATTCCGGAACTGTTAGCTATGCCCTATCAAGAATTTTATGATGATGGATATTCCGGTGCCAGCATGGAACGACCTGCAATGCAGCAGGTACTGCAGCTTGTCAGACAAAATCGGGTGCAGTGCATTGTGGTAAAGGACTTTTCCAGATTTTCCAGAAATTATATTGAAATGGGAACATATCTGGAACAGGTTTTTCCCTTTATGGGTATCCGTTTTATTTCAGTCTCGGACCATTACGATTCTCTGGATTATAGAGGGAAAAGCTCTGATATTGAAGTCCAGTTCAAAGGGTTGATTGCAGATTTTTATGTAAAAGATCAGTCAGTGAAAGTGAAAGCCGCCGTCAGTACCAGAAGAAATCTGGGTGAATACTGCTGTGGCTCTGCCCCATATGGTTACCGAAGAAATCCAGATGATAAGACAAAACTTCAAATTGTGGAAGATGAAGCAAAGGTAATACGGAGAGTATTTGAATTGACAAATCAACGTTATTCTAAAACAGAAATCTGTCGGGTTTTTAATGTGGAAAGTATTCCTACACCGCTTCAGTCTATGAGCAGCCGCCAGAAAGTGGATCGCCGGAAAGCGGCATCGAAAGACCTTCAATGGACGGCTGATATGGTCAGGAAAATCATTAATGATAAAAACTATATTGGATGCATGGTTTACGGAAAAACGAAGATTCCGGATCCGGGAACCGGAAAGGAAGTTCCCATTCCAAAAGACCAGTGGAAAGTGCTGGAAAACCATCATGAACCAATTGTATCAAAAGAAGAATTTGAGAAAGCCCAGAGTCTTCAACTGCGCCATTCCAGAAAAAGCAAATTTGCTAAGAGTACTTCTATCTTCAGTGGATTTCTGAAATGCGGAAACTGTGGAAGAAATCTTTCAGGGAGCAAGGAACAGCATGGACATATACTTTACAGTTGCGCATACAGCAAAGGGAAAGAAGATACAGGCTGTTTTGCCGGAAAAGCAGATAACAAAATTTTGGAGGTCTTTATTCTAAGTGAAATAAAAGCACATTTACAGGAAATGATCAGTCAGGAACAGATGGATGCTTCCTTGCGTCAGAAATATCAGAATCTGATACGGACGTATCAGGGCGAAATCACTGATTGTAAAGAAAAACAGGCGCAGCTCAAAAGACAACACCTACAGAATTACGAAGAGTTCCATGAAGGTAAACTGGATCAAAAGCAGTTTCAGGATGCCAGAGGGCAGATAGAACTGGCAAAAGAACAGTTACAGAAACGAATTCAGGAATTAGAAGCTCTTGTAAGAAATGAGGAAGAGGTCCTGCTGAAAAAGAATATTCCGGTGGAACAGATGGTAGAATATCTCGGTTATGAGAAGCTGGCACGGGAGATGTTGGAGGAGTATGTAGA